ATCATATCGATAAAATGTTTCGCTTTCTCGAGGCTCTCTTTGCCTCCCTTATCTTGATGTCTAACTATGTACTTTATAGCAGAACCTTCAGCGAATAACAATTTGTTTTTATTGATGAATTCGCTAGGCTGTATCTTATATTTTTGATAATGGTCGCCTCCGACCTGGTTGTCGTATGGATTAGACATATGTACATTCTCCTGTTTCTACATTTACATTTAAAATATTGACGCCAAGAACTTTCTGTATTGGTGTCAATGATCTGTTAATTTTATATCCGTCTCGCTTTCTCACACATTCTGATTTTACGTCAATTAGTATAACTTCATGTTCTTTAATTGCAACAAGATCAACAGCCCCTTGCTGTGACATGTTTCTGCAAACCAGATAGCCTTGATCCCATAGCCACATTGCAGCTATGTATTCAGCTTTGTCACCTTTTATATGTTCATGAAATCTCACAACACGTATGTCCTGTCGTAGTTACGTGGTTCTAATATGTGCAAAGAATTTTTAGCTCTTGTTACAGCAACATAGAATAACCTGTGTAATTCGTCTGGATCCATGTCATTTTGATCAGCAGCAGACTTAGTAATATCAGGTAGTAGTAATACATTATCGGCTTCACCTCCTTTTGCTCCGTGTATTGTTGATAGTGTTATGCGTGGGTTCTGTGAAATTTTTTCTTTGTTGGCTAACATATTACGTATGTAGTTTTCTGTCTCTGTGTCTAGACCTGCAAACGCTTTGTACCAAACATCTTCTGTTTGTAATCCGTGATCCGCGATGCACTCTTGAATGTAATAACCTTCTTCGTTCTCGTCCATGGTCTTACCTTTCTGATAACCTTTAGTTACATTATCTCCCAGGTACGAATATATATTCTTGATTGATGCAACCGGCAAAGTTGTTTCAATCTTTCTCCACTTCTCCCAGGTTTGTATCGCCAGTAATAAATCTAACTTAATTGAGTTTCTATGTTTGTGAGAATAGTACCAACCTTGCAACTCACATAAATCTTTTATGTCATCTAAAAAATGATTTGCTGTTGTCAACACTAACCACTCACCTTGTGACATGTCTACCTGTGTCACGTCAGAGTATCGCGTCAAGTCACCCACTTCTTGTCGTGGCATATAATCTTTATCATATCTGTTTGTAACTTTTTTAATAATGTCTTGTGATAGTTCATGTATCGGTCCGCCAGGTATACGGTATGATTGACTGAGTGTGTCTACGTAATCTACTTCTTCTTTAAGTGCGATAAAAGTATCAACATCAGCGCCAGCCCATTTAAATATAGCTTGATCATCGTCCCCAGCAATGTAGGTCTTGTTTGCTTTCGCCCATAGAGTCCGGACCATTCTCCATTGCAGAGGTGAGAGGTCCTGTGCTTCGTCAATAAATAATACGTCAAAAGTTGGTGAAACATCTTGGTCAATAAATTTTGAAACCATGTCATTGTAATCAATTAAACCTTTCTCTTTTTTATATCTACTAAGTTCTTGATCTAGAAGATATAATAAATCTCTCTCGATGTCCATACCATGTTGATTTCTATCGTATAAATCTAATACAGGTATTTCTAAAACTCGTGCTTTGTTTATCAAACGAAGATACTCATTATCAGAATTAAATATACCATTGCTGTCCTCGTACCATGCACTCTTAATCGGTATGCCACATTTTAAACCAAAGTCTCTGTAGTCTGCATGACCCATTACACTTTCTTTTTTTGCACCCAACATTCTAAACGCTAGTGAGTGTAGAGTTCTAAAATATGGTATGTCTTTTTTATCGAGCATAAATTTTTCCTCTGCTCTTGTGGTTGCCTCCCATGCAGCCTTCTTTGTAAAAGAAAAGTAACCTATCTTTTTTATATCTGTGCCTGCACGTAAAAACTCTTCTACTAAATTTAGTAGGGTTGTTGTTTTACCTGTGCCTGGTGGCCCTAGTATTATTGTTTTCATTAGAACGGCGTCTCCTGATATTTCTCTTGACTAACTTCTGGCTTGGTTTTTCTCATTGCTTTTATTTTTACCAGACGAGGTGTTTGGTTTTTTAAAGTCATTCGTTCTTCTTTTACAAAAATATCTTTCAAAGTTTTTATTAAGTTACCTGTTTTTATTTTGTCCATCTCCCAGTTGTTACGTTTGCAAAAAGAAAAGAAATCGTCCATTCTAAAAAAGGTATGACCCTCATCCGTCCAGGACATTTTGTTTAGTATGTCTTCTTTGGTTCTTGCTGCAGGTCTATTGACTGTGAAGTCATATAGTAAATTTACTATTTGATTTATTGGATCTAATGACTCGAGTGGTTCTATCTCTTGTAAGTTCTGCATCAAAGTTTTTAGATAAACCTCTCTCCAATCTTGCGCCTTTGGTATTGGTGAAACTACGTTTGCTTGATCCAGGACTGCAATTGCAAATAAATTAGGGTTGTGTAGCTGTTCTGTTTTAAGTTCTACTCTCTTGCCACCCACATTTAAAAACCACTGTGGTGGATTAGATGTTATCTTTGTTAGTGTGTCTAGCTCTGGCATTTGCTCTTCTTCAAACCCAACACCAAACTTTTTAGTTCTACATTTAGCAGCATTACAAACACCACATATTGGTTGCTCTTTACATCTGTATTTATCGTATCCACGTTTACCAACAGATTTTATTAACTGTTGCACCTCTTGAAAAGACAGTGGTGGATTCATATATTTTTGATTATCAGACATCAACATGTCTTCCCAGTTATCTGGGTTTGCTTGTTTGTGATACACTGCTACATTAAACAAAGCATTGTTCCGCGATCCTTCACCAAACCCATCTCGTGCCAAAGTATTTAAACATGGTGGTCCGTCTTTGAAAGCATCGTTGCTCTCTGTCTTTTGTTTAACAATAATATTTTCTATTTGTTCTTTTGTCTGTACCCATTCGTCGTATATAGAATAGAATGATTCTAAACTAGCAGCTTCACCGCCAGCTTTAAATGTATATCTAAGCCCTCTGACTCCACCGTGATATGGTAAATTTAAAAAATTTCCTGTATCCCCACGTTCAACTAATATTTCAGTTTGTTTCGGAAAGATCTCACTACCTGCATAACCCAAAGCCTCTGCCATTGCTTTGAGTTTGGACTGCATCAGTGATGCAGGAATAAACTCTTTAGCAAACAAAAACAAATGTGCTCCCCCAGATTTTGACCTAAACGTCACCAATGGAAACCCCATGCCTTTTATATTACGCATGATAGATAAATGATCTAAGTTGTATTGATCTACATCAATACATCCCCACTTGCACATGTTGTCTTCGTTGATGGGTATAACTCCAAGAGCTGGATCTTTGCCTGCTAGGTGATCCTCCCAAAGATTATCAGTCACGGGTTGTCTTTTTATAAAGGCCTTACCTTCAGCTTTACCTTTTTCAGTTGTTGCTCCCGATAATATTAACTGACCATAGGCACTGTTATTGCCCTCAAATATTTCTTTAAACTTCATTTCTTAGCCTTAGGTCTCCCTATGGCACCACCACGGTTTGGTCTCCAAGTTGGTTTACAAACTTCAGTGCAATAAATTTTACTTTTCTGCCACTTTGTTATCGGAAACACCTGTTGGCACGTCGGACAAATTTTTTTCATTAATTTTTTTAATCCTTTCTTCTTTTTGTTTCTTTGACTCTTTTAAACTTATATCCCACAACTCATCTTGCTCTAACCAATACTCCTCAAACGTCAGAGACGCGTAAGGGGGGATGTGCTTACGCGTCTCACTCATGATTAAAACGGTACCGAGTCCTGCTTGGACTTAGTATCTTCTTCACCATGTTTTGCAGTAACGTCACCTTTGTTAGCGCTTACAGCAAAACTCTTTGCCTGCTCGTATAGACCTTTGTCTTGAACAGGACCAACCTTTTCTATACTCCAACCAAACCAAGTTCCCTTGTCATTTGATTGTTGCACTGTCTTTAAGTTGTACACGTGACTACACATAGCCGGTGTAAACATACCATTCTTACCTTTAAGTTTGATACTGTTCATCATTGAGTTCCACGATCTACTCACTTTTAATTGTGTAGATTTCATAGAAATCAAAGCAGCTTCACCACTCTCCATCAACACAAAGTATGATGCTGTGTTCTCTAGATAGTTACCGTTTGGTAATCTATCTTTGTAACTTGCATCTCGTGTCGTATCTTTGATGATACCGCTGTCGACTGCGTGTATCGCAATAGGAGCACTTGTGCCCTCACCACGATCAGACCATTCAACGTATTCGCGTTTATAATAACACGGTATTACGCTGACGCCTTTCTCACCATCGTATAGTTGCTTAGTCACGGTATTAAATATCATACCTGGTTCAGCACCTTCCACATACTTGGCGTCCCGTTTGTTTGTCTCGGGTGACAGTTGTCCTAACACTCTGAGAAATGGCAACGCAAAGTCGTCCGACCCCATGTTACTAAAACTCGTGTTAGC